AACATGATACCTATATTATCTAATACTACTGTTAACATTTAATACTCTCATATTGAAGGAAAAGAAAGATGCAGGTTAAAGTACACTCGTTTATAGTAGGTCCAATAGATCAAGGTGACAAGTGGGCTTTAGTATGTGAGGTTGAAGAAAAAGGTATGATCTTTGATGATGAGATATACTTCAAAGACTTTACTGAAGCCTACAACTTCATGAACAAACTAAAGTCTTCGGAAGAACCTATCCTCCACGAAAAAGAAACTTCCCTTTGGATACATTAAGGCTTGACAATGTTTGACCATGATAGTAAGATAGAAGCTCTTGTCGATAACTACGGACTAAAGTTATTGATGGAACAAAATGATTTGGATGAGGAAGCAATCATACGTAAGTTGGTAGATGATGGGACTATCAACATGAATGATTATTTCTATTTGGATATAGAGATTAAGGAGTGGAAGAATTTAGAAAAATGAAACCATCAGAAGCAGCAGAGATAGAAGCAAAGAAAACGTTTGAACTGTTTATCCTTTGGTCAAAGAGAGTTACTTTAGTAGCAATATTTTTTCTACTATTTGTAGTTTTCAAATGTAACAACGGAGTAGAGACAGGCAAAGGTGCAACAGGAAGTAAATACAACGGTGAAGTTTACTCACCTACAAACATGGGAAAAGATAAATGAATAATTATTTACCAACCGATTACCAAGCGTTCATACATACATCAAGGTATGCACGTTGGTTAGAGGAAGAGCAGAGAAGAGAAACTTGGGCTGAGACTGTTGACAGATACATGACCAATGTAGTCCTACCTGTCATGGGTAGAGACAGCTTCGTAAATCAGATAGAAGAAGCAATACTTAACCTAGAGGTTATGCCTAGCATGAGAGCTATGATGACAGCAGGTAAGGCGTTGGATAGAGACAACACATCAGGTTACAACTGTAGTTACTTACCTGTCGATGACCCCAAGTCCTTTGATGAGGCTATGTTTATTTTGTTGTGTGGTACAGGCGTAGGCTTCAGCGTGGAGCGACAGTTCGTACACCAACTACCAGAAGTCCCTAAGCTTTACGAAAGCGACACTATAGTTGTTGTCAAGGACAGTAAAGAAGGTTGGGCTAAATCTTTTAGACAGATACTAGCCCTATTGTGGTCTGGAGAAATACCTAAGTGGGATGTGTCAAGAGTAAGACCTGCAGGTTCTAGGCTAAAGACATTCGGTGGTAGAGCTAGTGGTCCTGCCCCTCTAGTTGACTTGTTTAACTTTTCAGTAAAAGTATTTAAGGATGCACAAGGACGCAAGTTATCATCAATAGAGTGCCATGACCTCATGTGTAAAGTTGGTGAAATTGTTGTCATGGGTGGGGTAAGAAGATCAGCTATGATAAGTCTTTCTAACTTGTCAGATAGTAGAATGAGACACGCTAAGTCAGGTGATTGGTGGACTAACGATCCTCAACGTGCTCTAGCTAACAATTCTGTAGCCTATACAGAGAAGCCTGACAGCCTATCGTTCATGCGTGAGTGGATGGCTCTAGTTGAATCAGGTAGTGGTGAGCGTGGTATCTTTAACAGAGAAGCCAGTAGGAAGCAAGCTGAGAAGTATGGTAGGCGTGATCCTAACCATGAGTTCGGAACTAATCCATGCTCAGAGATTATACTAAGGCCATATCAGTTCTGTAATTTGACAGAGGTTGTTGTCAGGTCTAAGGATAACTTTGCTGACTTAGCACGTAAGGTAAGGATAGCTACAACACTAGGGACTATACAATCTACCTACACTAAGTTTCCATACCTTCGTAAAGTGTGGAAGGACAACACAGAAGAAGAGCGTCTGCTAGGTGTATCTCTAACAGGCATAATGGACAACCCTTTACTAACGAGTAGACAAAATGGACTATCGAAGAATCTCGAAAATCTTAGACAGGTTGCGGTTAACACAAATAATAGTTTGGCTAATACTCTTGGGATTAATCCTTCCACTGCTATTACCTGCGTCAAACCTTCAGGAACCGTCAGCCAACTCGTTGACAGTGCCTCAGGTATTCACGCAAGACATTCAAAACACTACATAAGGACAGTCAGAGGTGACAACAAAGATCCACTGACAGCCTTTATGAAGGATCAGGGGATACCTAATGAACCTTGTGTAATGAAACCTGATCAGACTACAGTGTTCAGTTTTCCTATCAAGTCTCCTGCCAACGCTATAGTTACTGAGGATATGTCAGCTATAGATCAGTTAGAGACATGGCTTATGTATCAGAGACATTGGTGTGAACACAAACCTAGTGTGACTATCAACGTGAGAAAGGATGAGTGGTTCGAGGTTGGTGCGTTTGTTTACAAACACTTTGACGAGATGTCAGGTGTATCTTTCCTACCGTACAACGAACACACCTATCAACAAGCACCTTATCAGGATATAATGAAGAGTGAGTATGTGACATTATTGTCACTAATGCCAGAGAAAATAGATTGGGCACTCTTGACAAAGTACGAAAAAGAAGATAGTACTAAGTCAAGCCAGACATTTGCTTGCACTGGTGACGTATGTGAAATGGTTGATATAACTTAGAGGAGAGTAATATGATAGAACTTTATGCAATATTTGCAACTGCAGTAGCTATTCATTCAATTTTCTTTACATAGTATGGATGATGTAGTAAATAAGCCACCTCACTATGGAGATGGCAATATAGAGTGTATTGATTACATGAAGGATAACATGGACACTATGATGTTCATGGGTTACTTAGAAGGTAATTGTAAGAAATACATGCACAGATACAGGTACAAAGGTAATCCTGTAGAAGACCTCAAGAAAGCTAAGTGGTACTTAGATAAACTGATACAGGAGATGGAAGGAAACTAAATGTTTAGTGCTATAATTCTAGCGTGTAATATGTCAGTGACAGATTGTAGAACTTTCGGAACACCTAGAGTTTTTAACACAGAGAATGAATGTTTAGTTTCTCTAGCCGATGGTAGAATGCAAATTGAATCACAAGGTTGGATGATTATGGATTCTCACTGTTACCATTGGGGTCAAAAGGTATAAAAAAAGGGGGAGCTGTTTAGGCTCCCTCATGTCTTTCTTTTCTTTCCTGACGCTGTTGTGGACCAAGATACTCTCTTCGGTCCTTTCTTTTTGGAAGCCTCCTTCTTGGAGATTCTTCCTGCCACCGACTTCGGCCTACAGGCTGGATACGGACGCTTGCTTCCCTTAGCTTTCTTACGTCCACAAGGTTTACCAGTCTTAACATCAACCCAATCCTCAGCAAACCATTTACCCAAACCACCTTTAGCCATTAGCCTCTAGCCCTTTTCTTTGCTGTAGCACTAAGGTCTTTGAAGTGGTATAACCTCTTACTTGTTTTACCGTGGGTCTTACCTGAGTGTAGATGTCCGTTAGGCATTTTGTGAGTACCACCCTTGTGCTCTCTACCATCTTTAAAGTAATGTTTTACACCCTTAGCCATATCAGCAACAATCACATTCTGGGTTACACTTGCGATTCATTATCGCACACCAAAGTCTTTTCAAATATCTTCTCATTTGTTTTTATTCCCCTTTTTCATTTTCTTTAACTTATCAAAGTCAGCTTTTGTTATCTTCTTTCTTGGCGCAGCTACAGCAGCCAATCGTTTTTGTTTTGGTGAGTACTTTGAAGTTGGCATTATGCTCTCCTGCTCTTTACTCTGTTGTCTTTACCTGACCATGTACCACCCTTAGACTTGTACCATTTTGCAGCCCAAGCATTTGCGTAGGCACTAGGGTATACTTTAAACTTCTTTTTTGCTGCTGCTTTAGCTCTTGACCAAAGAGCAGGATTGTTTGGTTTTGGACTTGACATTATTTACCTCTACTATCTTCTGTTTCCCATCGCAGTAAATCCGAAGTACGCTCCGACAAGTGCTGATACTGATACAACGTATATGTTAGCTATGTCAGCTATCAACATTGCAGCAGTCTCTTGACCAATTAAGGTACAGAGAAAGATACCTGCAGGGTACAACACCATACCTGAGAGAGCAAACCAAGTCATGTTGCGCTGGGCATCACGCTTGGCATCGTCATCCTCCAATCGTCTACGTCTGTCGTCTAGGTAAAGCTGACGCTCTTCTGCATCCAGCTTACCATTCTTATCTAAGTCGTATTCTTCTACCATTATAAATCTACCCAACCCATAGCTACTAGTAGACCTAGTGCCCCACCACATACCATAACAAATAAAACTACAGCAACAAAAGCCATCTCAGCATTTTCTTTCATTCGTTGAGCTTCTAGTCTTGCTTGTCTTTCTTCTTCTTTTCTTTCTTCAGAAATTTCTTTACGAAGTTTGAGTAGTTCCTGATAAGCAGAGTAGCCAATAGTGTTAACAATAAACTCTCTCAGTTCTTCCTCAGCCTGTTTAGCCTGTTGGCGTTTCATGAAGGTGTCTAAGGCTTCCTCGTTTGTGCTACTAAAGGGGCTTTGTTTTTTCTTTTCGTGAGCTTTCTTGGCACTGTCTACACTGTCAAAGAAACCTGCTAGTTCCTTGGACATTGATGCTAAACTTCTACCTGCGGAGATGCCACCCTTGACCATTGCCAATGCGCTGAGTGGATCAATCATAGTTAGCCTCTAGGATCAAACATATCTTTGTGGTCTCTGTTTAGGAACTCGATTGTTCTCTCTAACAGGGCTACCCTCTGCTGAAGATCAACGATACGCATTATACTTAGACTAATGCTGTCTATCTCTTCCCATATCTCATCAGTCTCATCATATAGGTCTGTCTCAGTTTCAGACACTATGTCAGCCAAGTCGTTTATATTCTTTTTGTTTTCCTCTACATCTCTCTTGGTATTGACAGTATCCTCGATAGCCATACGACTACCAAGCTGACTTACTGTGTCCTCAAGTGATGTGATTGTAGCTGCCTGTTGGCTGACCCACCATACACCACCAGCCAACTGTACAGCCATAGCCATAACCAAGGCTAAAGGTAACTTCATGTTCTCCATTTACTCTACCACTTCTTACATGACCAGTATCGTGCTGAGAACTTGTCCTTTGCAGTTGAACACTTATGTCTTGCACGAAATGATTTTCTACGTTTAGGGTTTGACTTTTTGATTGTCATGTTTGCGTCACCAAACCTGATAATCTTTTCTTTACCACCTTTACAAGCCTTGACAACAAACTTCTTACCACCAGATACCTGACGCTTAGGTCTGTTGCACTTCATCTTTGATTTGTCTATAGGTGTTCTAGCCACGGTATCTACCAAATGTTATAGTCTTCAAGAAACCTCTCCAAATTTCTATCGGTGACGGTAGCATCCAGCCTAGTACAGCTAGTAGTATCATCCACATGGGTATGTCTTGGTTCAGTACCTTAACACTACCTGCGTCACCATCAACGCTGAATGCGCCTTGTGATTGGTTAACGTTTACGTTCTCACCTGATATGTCTCTACTCTGGTCAAAGGCTGACTGGTTGTTCTCTTTACCTATCTGTGTGTTGGCGTTGACAGATGTACCACTGCTTCCACCCCCACCACCGAAGCTGCTTAATAGTCCTAGAGGTGACAAACAGCCACCTAGGAATAGTACGAGTGTTAGTGCTAGTGCTAGTCTCATTGTTCTACCTTTATTCTAATGGTACGTTTGCTTCTATCTTTTCTGTAGAAGGTGTACGTAATTCAATCTCTTTTGTATCTGGGTTTTCAGGTTTATCAGTTCTAGAATATGATCCTATTTCTGTACCATCTGACCTATTAGCTATGTATTTAGTTCCAATTCTTTTACCTTGTGCGTCATTGATAGCCTCGGTAGAATACGTAGCTGCTTTATCAGCTTCATTTGCTATTATGTTGTACTGTATTAATCTTCTCTTAAAAAGACCTCTTGGATATTCAGTTCCTGATCTAAAATTTACAGTAAATCCAAATAAATTATCTGTACTTGGGCTTTCCTTAGCAGCTTCTTTCATAGCTGTCTGTACCGTACCCCAACGTACTGCTCCTACTCCACCATTCCAAGCTAAATCTAAAGCCATACGTTTAGAAGAATCTGGTAGATCATCCCAACCTTCACCGTACTTCTTGGCTGCTTCTGTGTCATATAAATCTACTACAGCTTTAGCAAATGTTTTGTCTGAGTCGTAGTCTTCTCTTTTTAAAGTATATGATGTGTTTTCATCTACCTTTAAAGTATGTGTTGCCTTACTTACGTCTACTGTACCTGCAGTAGCAGTAGTAAACCCATGAGTTCCTTTAGGATCAAATTTAGTTCCGTCTGATTTTGTAACTGAGTCAGCATCTGGTACGACACCGTATGCCATAGTAAAGTAACCTCTTCCGTCAACGTGAGATGTCTCTCCTTCTACGTCTTTAAGAGAGTCAAACATATTGGTGACATAGGTAGTCTCTGGCTCAGACACAACTTCTTCATCTACTATAGCAGGTGGCTCCTCTGCCTGTAACACTGGTTCTTGCTCTGTTTCTACTTTCCCATCTGTAGGCTGACCCCCACTAGCAGCATCAACAGCAGGAGGATCTTTAACTTCAGGGGTAGGTAGAACAGGTGGTTCTTTTGTTTCAATTTGTGGAGAAGTGAT